TTATAGTTTGTTGATTTCACTTTTAATATCTTCTGGATCGATTCCCCAAGGTGATGTTTGGCCTTTTCTTCGATTGACTTCACCATACACTACATTGATTATTTTTATCATACTTGCTTCATCTAAAACGCTTAGATCACTATCGAATAAATGTATCAAAAATTTATACAGGTTTTTATCTTTCGACATTGCATTAAAGGATGTTTCTAAATTGCTGACAAAATCAAACCCTCTATTATTCTTATCCATTGCAGCTCTATATAGAAGAGAGTTGATTTTTTCAAGGTTGGACTGAATGATTTCACTTCTTTCACCAGTTACTTCCAAATCTCTGGGGTCTTTTATTTTGTTTACTTGCTTATCAACTTGATGTTCTAAATAATCAGGATCTTTGGAATATCGTTCCATCTTATTATAGAATTCCTCATCTGCTTTCTCTTGTTGTTTCTCCATTTCTTCAGCTTCTTCAGCTGAAATGTTTTGCATGTCGATAGCCCTTTGCAGCTCAGCTTCTTCTCTCTCGGGTGAAATAAATCCAAAATGCTCAAGATAATCCTCTATTCGATCTTGTTCTATTCCAATCTGTAAAAAAATTTTATATAGCATTTCGAAATCAGGCTTTTTATTGTGCCCGTTTTCGATTTGAGAAACATAAGCGTTTGCTTTGCCTAACCTTTTTGCTAAATCTACTGAGTTAACTTTTTTTGCTTTCCTATGCTGTTTAATGAAGTCACCGATTGTCCCATTAAAATTTAAGTAATACTCACGTACCAAATAAAAAACCTCCTATATAATCATCACTTTTCATATTATAGCACATAGTTTCACGAAATTAATCAATAAATTTTGTAAAGTAACAGAAATATTAATTAAATACTTCTCGATTAGGGGTTGCAATGCATGAAATGACATGATATTATTAATTCAAGGTTCATGAAACCATATGATATAAAATAAATTGAAAGGAGGATAAAAATTGTTAGAAATTAAATTAGATGAAAATGAAGTAAAGAAAATGTATCTAGTTGAATTAGAAAAACACATCAGTAAGCTAGATAACGAAGTATTATTTTGGGATATCAAAGAGTTGGAAAGACAGACAAGTTTATGTTTGAACACCATGAAAAACACATTTTTTTATAACGATGATTTTCCGAAGAAAAAAATCAGGTCAAAATGGTATTTCCCTGCCAATGCCACGAAAAATTACTTACTTAATTGGATCGAGCAACAATAATACATACATATTAAATAAAATCTTAAAGGAGGTGGTTCAACGTATTTAAGCCGTATATCATCATATGTGTAATTAAACTCAACAATGAGCAATCATGCTCGAACGAACCACAAAAGACGAGAAAGGAACGAGAGGGCTGTCTAAATTGAATCTGATAATATTTTAACTTTAATAGAAGGAGGTATGCGAATGTTCGGGTTTAGAAACTACATTTATGAAATTTTGGCAGAAGTTGATAACTGGCGATGCATAAGAATTTTGGAGAGTGAAACAGAATTGTCAACGGAAGAAGTAAAGCAGCAAGCAATGGAATTGTTTGAAGGAGATAATGTAAAATTAATTGGTTACAACAAAAAATACTATTAAAAAGGGGCAATTAAAAATGATAATATCTACAGTCGAACGTAAACAGACAGCAAGGGATTTAGGGGTAAGGTCTCAGATACACATGGATCAATTTTGCTTCTTGATTAAATCGGAGGAAGAATTACAAGAGTTTAAAGATTGGTACTGTACAGAAAGTATAATAGAAAGCATTTTAATGTATAAGAGTTTTAAACGGTATGTAAATAAGATTAGTAGAGATAGTTTTATAGAGTTAGCTAAAGACAACAAAAAATTGGCTTTGGAAAAGCACTTCCAAGAACCAGTTAGTGATAGTCATATGGACTTAATTGAAAAGCTAGGGTTGTCTTGCGTTGAAATTTATGACAAAAAAAACTTGCAAGGATCTAGAACCCTCCGATATATTCTAACTAATTGGGATTTAGAAATGGACAATGACGATAGCTGTTTGTTCGTTATTTAGTCCATACAGCAGTGCATCCTAGAGTTACAAATTTACATAATTTTTTAAAAAGTTACAAATATTTTCATGTTTATTTAACAAGATCTATATTGTATGTGTGTGAAATATTTTACGCCAAATTATAAAAGGAGGAGAGGTAAATAATGTTGCATATTAACATTGATATTCCTTGTGGAATCAAGGATGAGAATTTAGACGAAATATTAGATATCATCGAACAAATATATGATAGAAAAGGAGAATGAATAAATGTTGCATATTACTATTGATATTCCTTGGGTAATGAAGGAAGAAAAAATAGCTGAAGTAGTTGATATTATCGATCAAATTTATGATGGGAAGGAGAATGATTAAAATGGAAAAAGTATTTAAAAATCAATTAGCGAAAATGATTCATGAAAAGGAATTAGCTCAACTTGAAGAGGAAAGTACTTATAGTTTCTTTAGTGATTTCGTATACAAAAATAATCTAGAAGAGAAGTTTGTTGAGTTTTTAAGAAAAGAGCAAAAGGAATATGAGGAGAATAATATCACTGAACGAGTGGACTACGATCATATTGCTATGGACTTTGTATGAGTAAACTCTTTTTAATTATACCTTTTACTAAAAAAGTTTAGAAATAACCTATAATACTAACTTTGACTCTATAATACTTATTATATGGACATTAAGCTGATATGTCAAATTTAAATTGAAAGGAGGTGAGCAATTGAAAGAATCATATTTAATTAAAATGGAGAATGATCGTGTATTTGCAATTGATAAGCTTGGGGAAGAGGTGTTCAGTAGTGGCTTAGGAAGCTTTGAAAGTGATTGGGATAGTGTGATAGATTACTTGTCTCTGTTGCAACGGAAGCAGCCATGTGAGGTTTTAAGACAGTCTAACGTGCATGAATATTTATATCAAATTAATAAATGAGGGAGATTAAAAAGAAATGTATGTTATCAGATCAATGAAATTAGCGGGTTTTTTAATGCAAAAGGGATTCGTAATATTGAAATTGCAGAATGATAGAAATGGAACAGGGAGAAATGTGTTTTTATTCAACGAGTCAACTGATTTAACTAATGCGATAAAGGAGTATAGGGAAGGAGCGTAATTTAACAAATGGAATATTTAACGAATGATATTGTCCAAAAAGATGAATTGTTTAATTATCCAACTGGAACTAACCAATTTAAAGTGTTGGGTCTAGAAGCTGGTGTAGGTAAAAGTCGATATACTGATTCAATCATAAAGTCATACATAGAAGATAATGCTTTTAATCCTAATTCAAAGAAATTTCTTGTTGTTAAAAAGTTTAATTCAGAAGCTAAACACTCAGCAGATTTTATAAATAATACCAACTGGTTTTGTGGAAATGAAGCAGTTGCTGTTGATCGGGATAATTGGAAAGAATACTGGCAAAGTCACTTAGAAGAATTAAAGAATGTTCAGGCTATTTTTATATCACATGCAAGATACATAAATTTAAGCAGCAATGAACTATCACGAAAACAATTTACCGAAGGGAGAGAAATTTTAATCATTGATGAAAAAATACAATTCCAACCTTTGATTTATCGTGACAGTCTATATTCTAAAGTTAGAGAAATTATTGATATTGATTATAGGAAACTGTTAGACAGTGTTTGTGAACCATTAACTCAATACATAAATGAAATGAACAAAGAAAAGAAATATAGGCAAGTAGCCAAGATTAGGTTTGATTGTAGTCAGCAAGTAGAAGAGTTGATTGAATATCTAAATGGCTTTATAAAAATTAACACATTAACCACAAAAGATCGTAATTTAATTGAAGCATTGTGCAATGGTTTACCGAATTGGTATGAAAATATGAATATCTATAACTACCATAACATAGCAACCAATAATTCAGGACAAGGTTACTGGGGATTAGAAGGTAATAACATTATCTTAGATGCTTCAGCTAATTTAGATGGTGTGTACAAGGTGAATAAATCAAAATTTAAGATTATTAACATGGAAAAGATTATCAATCACAGTCAATCAGAATTTCACATGTATAAGTTTAATACCTCCAAAACTAATGTAAAAAAAGATAAGGATGTTTACCTAAAAGAAATCATTGAAAAGGCTGTGTCTGCTTCAGGTGATGGTCAAAAGACATTGCTTATAGGCTACAGAGATTTAGCTGATGATGTTGCACTCATGCTACATGAACACGTCTCAGAGGATTGTGTGTGGACTGATAAAAAGGATAAGGATAAAGATCTTGACTATAATGATCAATCATTTGCAATTAGCTGGTATGGAAATTTAGTTGGACGGAATGAGTTTAGAGTTTTCGATAATATATGGCTCTTAACTACTCCGAATTTACCTATGAATCATTACCCTATTCATTACATGCAGTATAAAAGTCAATCAATTGGACAACGGAAATTAAATATCAAGAATGGAAGGTTTAAAAATAGCGTATTCAATGATTTACACAGAGGTTATGTCAGGTCAGAGGTATATCAGTCACTTAAACGTATTCAACGTACTGCAAAGCCTTTAGGTACGTTCCACATAGTAGTTAGTGACGAAGAGTTAATACATACTGTTTTACAAGAAATGAATGGTGCTATTTTGCCGCAAGAGAATCTCCATACTCTTAAATTTGTTGAAGAAAAGAAGAAGAAACAAGAAGAAAATAAAATTGTAAGCAAAGGTGAACTTGTATCAGAATACTTATTAATCTGCAATGAAAAAGAAGTCACGAAGTCAGATTTAAAGAAAGAGTTTGCTATCACCAATTGGCATAAACAAGTAGCGATGAATCCTAGTTTTATAAATTTAAAGAATACATATCAAATAAAAGAATCAAGCAATAAACGCTCAATTATCATTATTTAGAAAAAGTGTAACCATCACGAAGAGTAAATAAGGTTTAGTAAACTACACCTTTCTTCTTTAACCAGTTAAATAAGTATTCTGTAAAAGTATAACCTAAATTACATCTTACATTTATATAATAAGGCTGGGTTACACTTATTGCTGTAACAGTTGGTAGAGTAAGGTTACATAAGTTGTCTGACAATTAGTTTCTTTTTGATAATTGGTTAAAAGGTGTAAAGAGTTATAATTTGTTACTTGCTGGCAAGGAACAGAAGGTGATAAACGTCGATAGACTTTATGACCTTACTTTGTCTCAGGGAGCATTACAGTTTGTTTAAAATTAAAAACAAAGGAGATTAACAAATGAAAAATCAAAAACAGATTTATTTATATTCTATAAGCACAGATGCATTTCACAATGAAGAGGAACAAGTCGTACATAATGAATTAATGGATTTACATACTGAAAAGAATCGATTGAAAGAATTAGAAGAAACTTCTATTGAAGAAAAGAGAAATGTCAGCGACAGTATTAATAAGTTGAAGGTAAAATTAAATAAATTGTTAGGCGCACATGAAGGTAATCGAACACTTAGTAGTAAAATGCTTACCAATACCAATAAAATTTCACAGTTCGATTCAAGTTTGACTCGGACTTTAAATATAAAAGAAAAGGAAACAACGACTGATATTATAATGGTGAGAGCATATCACTACACTATCTTTAAAAGTTTAATTGAAAATGGTTTTGTTAATGAAGATGGAGAACATTATCAGTATTTCACCTCAAGTGCTGGGATGATTCGCAATAAAAAATCAATATTTGTTAAAACGAGTGTAGTAGATGGAGTAGAAGGTGACGAAGAAGAAACAGAATTTAAAAAGAAGATTTGGTGTGGATTAGATAAGGATAAAATTAATAATAGAAAATTCGAAAAAAGTGATGGCAATATCGAGTATGGTATTAATATTAATAAATTTAACGCATATTTAGCGCTTTGCATGACAAGTAGTATTCCTTTTGAAGGTTTTGATATTGATAAGGCAATTGTAGTAAAGGATTTTGCCACAACATTGAAGGATATAGAAGTGGATCACATTGACAAGAAAACATTTAAAGTTGATCGCATTAAAGATGGTATTGAAATTGAACATTTAGATGGTGCTGGTATCGTGTTACCTAGTGTAATGGATAAAGCCACTCAATTTAGGATGCCACATTTCAAAGGGTTACTTATTCCTTTTAACTATGTTGATTTTATAAATAGCCATGAAGATGCGAGTCCTATTGTAATGGATATATACAAAAAAGAATGGAATGTAATTAAAGAAGATATTCAATATATATTCACCGAATCACAATTCAAACTTGCCAAATATTATTCTAGTTGGGATGAGTATAAGGAAGCATTCAAAAAAGGTTGCGAGTTTGTGATCTGTAAGGAAGAGGAGACTAATTTCATTGATAAGCCTGTCAACTATCAGACGATCCAAACGCTCACCGATGCGACAACCGATGAAATGAAAATACTAGCAGCGCGAACAAATAAAGATATAGCTAAAGTTGGTCAGGACAAGGATATAATGTTAAGGATTTTAGGAGTAAATAAAGATGAATCGAAAAAAGACAACTTCCAAAAAGCATTAACTATTTATCCAGAATTGTTAAATGATCAATATAGTAAAGAATCAATCAGAAATACCCGTGATAGTATGTTTAAGGATGCTAAAGCTGGTAAATTGTTACTAGATAAAAGCAAAAGAACATTTATTGCACCTGATTTATATGCCTTTTGTGAGTGGCTGTTTATGAATATAGAAAAACCAAAAGGATTATTAAAAAATGGTGAAGTTAGTTGTAAATTATATAATGAGGAAAGTCTTGACGTGCTAAGGAGCCCACATTTATTTAAAGAGCATTGTGTGAGACAAAACAAGCGTAATGATAAAACTAATAAATGGTTTGTCACTAACTGCATTTACACCAGCATACATGATCCTATCAGCAAGCAATTGATGTTCGATGTAGATGGAGATGAGGCTCATATCATAAGTAGTCCAGCTTTTAAATTTATGGCTAAAAGAAACATGAAGGGTATCGTACCTTTGGATTATGAATTGGCTACCGCTAAGAAAGAAACGATTGAACCTATAAATATTTATAACTCTTTGGTGGCAGCTTACTCAAAAAATATAGGGGAGGTAAGTAACTCAATCAGTAAAATCTGGAACTTACCTAAAGATAAGATTGACGAGGAAACGATTAAGCAGCTTTGTTTCGTAAACAATGCAATTATAGACTTCTGCAAGACTCTTTGGATGCCGACCGTTCCACCTGATGTTAAGGTGAAGATCAGGGAATTGACAAACGGTAAGCTGGCTCATTTCTTTAAATATGCAAAAGATAAAAGTGATAAACAAATTAATCCTGTTAAAGATATTAAGTTAATAGAAGAAATGAGCTTGGAAGAAAAGAAAGTATATATGGATAATCTTAGTACAGTAGATAAACTGGAATACATAATAGAAAAGAAAAAAATACATTTCTCAAAAATCGCAGACAATTTTGACTATAGATTTCTTATAAAGAAGAAAAAAGTTATGAAAATTGATCAAAAAGTCATTGATAAGTATGATGAGTTGAATGGTAAGAAGAAACAGAAACTTGATAAGCAGTTAAAACTACAGGGAGACACAACTAACATGACAAACTTGGCTGTATTTGATGAAATAAGATTAGCATTGTTGGAGATTAACAATGATGAAGATGCAGTAGTTGATATGTTGGTAGAACACTTGTACACTAAGAAGCCAAATAGTAAAAAAACAACATTGTGGAAATCATTTGGTGATGTGTTGTTACGCAACTTAGAGTTTAATCTAGCTGATCAAACCGATCAATGTACAAAATGTGAGACTAGATTCAGAAAAGTGAATAAGACCAAGGTTTTGTGTGATGAATGCAAAGTGAAGGAAGATAGAAAAGTAGATAACAAGAGAAAAAAGAAGGAAAGAGAAAAACAAACTTCGGACACAAAATAACAGACTGTCAGATAATGTTGTTATAACGGTGTTATTAAAGAAATCCATAAAAAATAGATAAGTCGCTATAAGGGGAGAAGCAAAAGGTCATAGGGTCAAAAGGACTGAGTAGCTTTTCTTTTTATATTTTTATTAAAATTTGAATATATTTACCCTCAATAATATCATAACATAACCATAAAAGTAAAGCAACTGATAAATGTAAAATAATTAAAAAGTTTGATTTAAGCACCTTTTCGAGGGTTTTTAAATGGAGCTTTTTAGTTCCTATGCATCGTGTTTCATGTTTATTTTTATTCAGTTTTAATTTAAACATTTAATTTTACTAATTGGTTCATTGTCCCGACAGGTTCTCCTGCCTAGTCGGGCTATCTCGGTCAGTATTGACCAAAAGGAAATGGTGCGGTAATCCTGCACTGTTTCCTTTTCTCTTTTAAGCTCTTAAATTGATTAAAAGTTTAAAAGAGGTTTAACCTTCATTGTATTTAATTTAGCATATCAAGTGTTATTTTAAATGCATTTGCGATTTTCTTCTTAAAGTGATCGTCTAACCCATAGGCTGATCACTACTTTTTTTAACTTAAAAAATTAACTTGAAATAAAATAATAAATAAAAAGGATGGTGGGTGATTGTGGAAATATCAGAAAGAGAGTTAATGAAAATAAAACGAGAACGAAAGAAATTAACGCTGACTAAAATTGCGAAAGTAATGGATATATCAGTGTCTTATTTGAGTCAAATTGAGCATGGGTTAGTTAATCCTGCTCCAGCAAGATTGGATGAATATAGAAAAATAATTGAGGATTATAAGGAAGTGGGAAAATTTAATGTTAACCAATAAGGATTTTTTGTTAAATTGAGACGTAAATTCGCAGCATAAAGGGATGTTGACCAATGAAAATAAATGATATTAGAAAGATGTTAGAAGAAGAAGTTGAGCAAGAAAGATTAAAATTAAATGAGTATGTGCAGAATTTGTTTCAGCATTTTTCATCTGGTATAGCAGAGAAGGAAGCTACAGTAGAGTTGATGGTGGAATACTTGCAAATGAAGATTGATGTGCTGTTGGAGCAGAAAGAGATAATTTTAAGAGATGAAGTTATTAGGAGAAATGAGATAAAATAAGGGAGATTAAAAGAAGATGAAATTATATGTAGGAATTGAAGAGGATAATGTAGAAAATGTGTTTGCTGTATGTGCTGATTCTAAGTAAGAGGCTAGAGCTGCTATAATTATTGAATATGCAAGTAAAGAATGTCTTAATCCAGACTTCAGAGAGTATGTGAATGATGACTCAACCAATTTTAGTATAAATGAAAACTTTTGGGACTTTAAAAGTGACTTAGATAACTACGAGTTGCAGCAGAAGTATGATCAAAACATACGAGAATTTTATGGTGAAGAATATTCGGAGTATGCAGATGAATTTATTAAAAGTGCTAATGCTGGAGATCATTATTTTACAGATCATTTTTATCAAATAACATGTGAAAAATTGTGTACATTAGAATCTATAAAGTGGACTGATTTCTACATACAAGAGATAGATGTCTCTATAAAAGCAGAGTATAAGAATGAAAAGGTTATAAGTCATGGTGGTTTTTGGTGTAGCGTTTGCAAAGATTATCTAGAGCGTGATAATGTCTTAGATCCAGAGTTTGGTTGTGGAAGATGCTCAACAGATAACTGGGATAATGCAAGAATCGTTGTTCAAGTGGTAGCTGATGATAATGATTGACTTCACAATGGCAGAGTTTTACTTAGAGGATTATCGTAGTCAATTTGAGATAGTTGATAGAAAAAAAGTTAATGAGTTGGTTGGTCATGAAGACGTGTTAGAAAAATATGAGATTCATTTATTTATTGACGGTTATGCGAACGTATTCGATATGTTAAAGAACAGATATTTAAAACCTTGCATAAACAGTCAAAAGGATAAGTATTATCGTTATAATTTAGTTACTGATAATGGCACGTTAAAATGTTACATGCATCGTTTAATTGGACTTGCTTTTATTGATGGTTATAAAGAAGGTTACATAGTGAATCATCGAAATTTAATTAAGCAAAAAAGTCATATCGATAATCTTGAGTGGATAACAAATAAAGAAAATACACAACACGCACAAAAAAACGGAGCAAAGGTCGGCAAATCTAAAACTCCATTACATTTAAAGCCTATAAAGAAAGACTTATCCAAATTAAATATATCACAATCACACTCAAATGGCAAGGGTAAAAGTGGATTAGATTATCATGATATTACAAAGATATTTGATTTAGCCGAAGCAGGATATAAGCACACAGGAATAGCAGAGATAATGGGAGTCAGTCAGCCAGCAATTAGCCAAATAATTAATGGTAAGCGATGGGTAACGCATCCTAGATCAATTGAATACAACAAGATTAAAGCTGTTAAGAAGACTGTAGAGTGTATTAACCTTACGTCTATTAATGATGCTTTAGATAGTCAATTCGGCTTCAGAGGGAATTGTTTAGTGGATGGTGAGAAGAAAAAGTTTCATGTTATTTTGAGAGCGAAGGATGGCATCGTTGATAAGAATTTAGAGCAGATAATAGATATCATGGAAGAGAAAGTTAAGTTTTTAATGGGATAATAATATAAAATAAAAGGAGAAGATAAAAATGAATTATATGATAGAAAGAGAAAAAACGATTGTTATAATTGAAGATGTTTCTAGTGTTTATGTATCGAATGAATCAATAACATTTTATGATGAAGAGGGTAAATATTTAGGCTATTTTGCATTGAGTGATGTTCAAAGTTTTTATACATATTCTTCAGTTGACCCTGAGTTTCATTCTAAATCATTAGTATTTGCTTAAATACATAGCGACCTCATAGCATTAAACTGGACATATACGGTTCCTGTTATGGGAACGACATTCTCGGTTCGAATCCGAGTGAGGTCATCATATTACTAAAGTACCATTTTGGATACCCCATAGATGAATAAAAAAATTAAATGAACAATGTTAGAAATAAAGGAATATCCTCTGATTATGTCGAATTGAGTAAGAGTGATTGGGGGATTACTTAATGTCTGACAGATATCATTTATACTTAGATGAAAGTGAAACACATACAAATGGTAAAAATAAAATCTTTTGTATTGCTGGAATAATTGTTAAAGAAGATGTTCATAACAATGTTCTAGCAAAAGAAATTAACAGTATGAAAGAACAAATATGGGGGTCTGTTGCAATAAATAATAATAAATATATTCTTCACGAAAAGGATATAAGATTTGCGCAAAATAGAAATAATAAGTTTAAATTAAATGAAATAGATCCTATTTATCATATATTTAAACATAACCGAACATCAAATGTTTTGTACAATGGGTTAGAAAATATAGTTGGAAAGCATGAGGTTACTGTAATTGGTGGTTGTATAGTTGAGAAGGAAATTTATAAACACTATGATGATTATATCCTACCAGATAAGCAATTAATAATTATGCAGGTAATATTAGAAAATTTCTGTCATTTCTTAAGGTCAAGAAAAGCAGAAGGTGTTATCTTTTATGAAGCTGTAGAAGAAAAGGCTAACAATATTATGAGAAGACGGTTTAATCATATTGAACTAATGGGTACAATGTATATAAGTCCTGAAGCAATTCAAAAACATATAATTGATTTGAGGTTTCCAAACAAAAGTGAAAATGTTGCTGGTCTTCAAATAGCTGATTTCATACCGAATAATATTGTTAGAAAAGTAGGAAATAAGAAAAAACATCGATTTAACTTGTATGAACCTATAAGAGTTTCGCGGTATGATGGAAGTATAATGAAAAGAGAAAAATTTGGGGTTAAAGTAATACCTAAATTGGAAAAATAGAAATAAAAATATTCACATAATTTTGTTGACTAAGTATAATATATAATGGTATTATTATAGTTGCGTAAGGGATTGAGGGCGATACCTACGGGTACATGATTAACGTCATGAAAGTTGCTAATATTGAACTTTGTAGCTAAGAATTATCTAACTAACCCATTATGCAACTAATATAATGATACTTAGCAAGACCTCACATTAAATTGTGGGGTCTTTTACATTTCTAATAAATTTACATGAATCAGGTGTAATATCGTGTGGTACAATTAGGCCTGAGGTGATTAACTATGGATTTTAAAATTATTAGTATTTTGATATCAGCGTCAGTTGCATTGTTTATTGCAGTTCTAAATCATTTTGTTGTTACACCTGTTAAAGAGAGTAGAAATAGAAAAAGAGAACAACTTAAAACGTTATATGCTCCAATGTATAGTCTCATTTGTATAAGAATAAGTTTAGTCAAGGAATTTTCTTTGTCAAGTAAAAAACTGTTACTAGGGAGTGTTGATAAAGAATATCAAAGTCGGGAATATATGGAGACGTTTTTCCTTAACCATTCTGGGTATAGTTCTAATGAATTAATTGATGCATGGGTAAATTATGCTGCTCAATTTGCTGATTACGAAAAAGAAAATACTGAAAATTTTGTTGTAACTTTAGTGAAGGAATACAATTTGTTAAAGAAAAAACTAGGTTTACCATATGATAAAGACGAACTTAAAACGGGTATTCCGGAATGTATAAAAGAATATAGAGAATTTCTTTAACATCCAATCAGGGTGTCTTTTTGTATATAGTAATTTTAAAAGATAGTGACAAGTATTCTTATGGTAAAATTATCATTGAGGTGATAGTTTTGGAAGATATCGGTCAATTTCTTATAGATATTGGTTTAAAAATATTGCCATTTTCTTTTTTTGCATATATACCTTTTAGATGGCTAACGTATTTGTGGAAAAGAAGAGGTTATAAACTAGTAAAAGGTATATGGTATTTTACTTTAGGTATGGGTTATGTAACGAACTTATACGATGTTAATTATGTGGTAATGTTTATCTGTTTTATTGAAGCGTGGGATTTACTGTTAGAACATTTTGAACAAAAACAAACCAACTAAAGACAATGATTTAGTAGACATCCGTTTTGGGGTGTCTTTTTATTTGGATAAATTTCCATTGAAATAACCTTCCTGATCATGCGTTAATAGTGAGTAGGAGGGGTTTAAGATGGAGAATAAACAGCTATATTTCTATGATCGTTGGTATGATGTTCATGAAGGAGAATATGGAGAGTCACACCTCATAGATATTTCTAATAATGAGATAAAGGTGCACATAACATTCACCAATAAAAATCAAGATAAGGTTGAAAAAGCACTAGTAGAGTTTTGGTCGAGGGAGATTTATTGATTTTCACCTTTTCTGAATTTTTATAGGGTACAAGGGGGGTATAATTATGACTAACACCAAGAAAAAAATTAATGTAATACATACCATCTCTGAAGAAAAAGTGGATAGGATAGCTTTTTTAACTGAAATAGCGGAACGAGAAATGTTAAAACCATTTATTGAAGAATATCAAAGACTGTCATCTGAGCGACAGGAATAGATAATGTTGAAATATTATATGTGAAAATTTAGTCACCTTTTTAGGTGGCTTTTTGTATGGAAAAAATTAAGAGGAGGATGAAAAATGAAAATTATATGGTATCTGAAGCAATTAATACCGCTAACTTATCGAACGAAATATACAGAGGATGGAGTAAAGTATTTCACAGTTTGGAAAATGTGGTTAGGGAAGTGTTATGAAGTTGATTCATATGAGGTCAAAAATAGCAATCATGAGACAATTGACGCGATGATTGCTTGCATTATTAAAAAAACAGGTAAGACAAAAGAAGTAGTAAAGAACATGTCTGTCGATGATTTTTTCGAGTTCTATAGAAGCCTGGAAAATCCACGTAAACAAGCCGATTTAGAAGCAATTAGAAACAGTCGCTTTTATGTTAAGGAGAGTGATTGATATTTTATTAGCATTTCAAATCATATTGGGAATATTAATATTTATCTGTGGTACATCTGTATCAAGCGTGGAAAATAAGGAACATAGAATACATAATTTATCTTTAACAATTGCAAGTATTGCAGCTATGACCGTGACGTTTCTATGAGTTTATGCTTAGCGACTTTAACAACGTCTGGACTTCTGGTGAGCGTAGATGGTAGAGGAGTAACTCAAGATAAGAATAATAACGTTCATGTTGTAACAGATACAGCGAAAAAAATATATAAAATTGATAATGAAACAATTATTTTTATAAGTGGATTCATGGAATCTAATATGTTGGTATTGGATGAAATTATCAAAAGTGGTGATTCGTCACTAGCTAATATTTCAAAAGTATGTAAAGAAAAATACAAGCAGCTAAAGCAACATGACTTTGTTGTTAAATGGGAACATGAAATCAATAACATAGATCAAGAGTTAATTGAAGGATCAATTCCTATCTGCTTAAACGTGTTCCAGTTCAAAAACAATACATATACAGTTACTAAATTTTTACCTCAAAATAATTTCAAGCCAGAAACCAAAACATTAAATATGGGTCAAATACTTTTTAATGGTATCTATTGTAATGAAGCGGTAGAGATCCTGAAAAATAAGAAGAGTCTTGTTAAATCTTTGAAAAGCGAGATAGATAGATTCAATTTTACATATGGTGAGTTGGGAAAAAAACATAAAGAGGTTGGTGGAGAGATTTACCACTATTTAATTAAAAATGGAACAGTAGAGGAGATAAAAAACATTGAATCAATCAGGTGATACAGTTGTTCTAGATGAAAGTGGCATTATGCAGACCGATACAATTCAAGAAGCTGATAATGTTGACGGTAACAACCCACTTAAATTAAAGTTTTATATCGATGATAAAACAATACGAGTAGATAAAATTAATCTGAATTTTAGTTTGGAAAAGTTTAGAGCATATTCAAAAGGTACGGAATCAGGTGGAGGTAGCACACAAACATCATCCAGTGGCGGTGGAACAAATACGTCCACAAATAGCGGTGGTGGAACATCTAAGAGTACAAACAGCGGTGGTGGTTCAACTAATACTAGTAGCACCATAAGCCTGACTTCAATTAGTGAAGACGTGGAACCAATTGGAGAGTTAACTGTGCCTGTTTCGAACAATTCAATCACCTTGCATGGTAGTACATTTCGCCATCATCACGCCGTAGATATTGGTTCTCATGGACACTCAGTATCTATACCAGCTCATAGTCATAGTTTTAGCATACCTAATCACAGTCATGATTTTAGTGTTTCAAACCATAGTCATTCCGTTACAGTACCATCACACAGTCATCCAATTACATATGGGATATACACTAGTACAACAGCTACAGGTGTAAAAATAATGGTGAATGGTAGTTTGGTAGATTCATCGGCTTATACGAGTGATCAATCAAATATAGATTTAACGCAGCATGTAAATAATACAGGGTGGAATACGATTGAATTAACATCGACAAGATTAGGCAGGATTAATGCAAGCTTATTTGTAAAATCATTTGCTGGAACATAAAAATAAAAGGTAGGGTGAAAAAAATAATGGATAATATTATCGAGATTAATGGAAAAGAATATACAGAAGATGAGTTGCGAGAAGAGGTTGAACATTTTGTAGTGGTAGTTAAAAAAGCGTGGGATACAATTGTAACATTCTTTGAAAATGCAATAGAGACGATATGGGAAATGGCTATGGAATATGTGGAATATTTAGTGAACCATACACCTGTGGGATATAAGCGATATTTTAAAATGGACAAACTAAAATATTATGAATCTATCTCTATTGGGAAAAGTAACAATTGGCGAAAAGCGCATGGATTAAGTTTGAAGAGAAAGCTGATAGATAACTAATAAACATTTTGGAGGTGGATATTAAATGAAATATAAATTAAAACTTAATGATGTTGAGCATATTATTGCTGGGGTTGATGAAATGAAAAATATGGTTTGCAGGAATACTGAATTAACAATTTTTGAAGTTGATGATATGTATTACGATGAATTCATTAGTATTTATGAACGTATTATAAAGTATATTGTATCAGAACTTCAAAAATAAAGAAAAATATATGTGTGAAATTATAATGGAGTAAATATATTACTCTATCTTTTTTGGAATGTGCATCGTGCTGAGAATAAGTGCAAGTCTTATACGTTCCATGATATTAATATAAAATTTTACATCTTCTATGATAGAATAGTATTAATAAAGTTCTATCAGGGGTGAATATATGGAGAAAAAATTACAAGTATTTGTTTCCTCAACATTTACAGATCTACAAGAGGAAAGACAAGCAGCAGTAGAATCAATACTAAATGCAGGTCATATTCCAGCAGGAATGGAATTATTCAAAGCTGGAGATGAATCACAGAAAGAAATAATTAAAAGATGGATACAAGAATCAGATGTTTATATGCTGATATTAGGTGGTAGATATGGTTCAATTGATGAAGAATCGGGTAAAAGTTATACTCAATGGGAATATGAATATGCAGGTGAGTTAGGTAAGCCACGATTTGCAATAGTAATTAATGAGGATACTTTAGAAGAAAAATCTAAAGTTATTGGATCTCAAGTAATGGAAAGAGAATACTATAAAGAGCACCAAGAGTTTAGAGGCGAAGTATTAGGTAAAATTTCTAAATTTTTCTCTGATTTAAAAGATATCAAATTAACTGTATTAGAATCATTAAAAGAGTATGAACGAGATAGTAGTTTATATGGCTGGGTGTCAGGTAAAGATATAGGGAATTATGAAGAAATATTAAAAGAAAACCACGATTTATTACATGAGGTGACCAAGTTAAGAAAAGTTAGTGATAAGTTAGAAGAAAAACTCAAAAAGGAAAATGAAATTAATGGGTTTTCTTACAAAATGATAAGAAAGTATTTAATTGATACACCTATTGATGTACCCGAAAATTTTCCTGTAGATTCGGTTGCTGGGAAATCTGAAGCATTATTGACAATGTTCATGGCTTTTAGGGATGATTTTTCAATTGGTATTACAAATGAAATGGGAATGGACACTGATCGTAAGTTTGCTTTTTTTCGATTAGCACCAAAACTTATGAATTTTAATTTGGTCGAAAAAGTAAAGGTTGCAAATAGAGAATACCAAAGAATTCAATTATCAAAAGATGGATTAAAGTTCTTTTCATTCTACGAGATGGAAAACGGTTAATGATAAATAATTTATTTTAAACCAATTAATTAATTAACACTACTATATGTGGTGTTTTTATTTCGATTAAAATAAGTATATAATGTAAAATTAACGTTAAAGTGTAAAGGAGGTTTACTTGACAGATGTTAGATAATAAAAAACTATTAGCGATTGAACTATTAGCAGACGGACAACTTACAAAGACTGATATTGCTAAAAAAATAGGATCAAGTCGTCAAATTATATACAATTGGTTAGAAAATGAAGAGTTTAGGGCTGAGCTAGACAAGCGGCTACACAATCGTAAAGTTTCAGTGCAAAAGACTATTGATGGTAAATTGGAATTTGTAATGGATAAACTGTATGAATTGGCTAATGATGATAGCAATAAACGTGTTCAGGCTCAAGTATTACAATATCTTGCTGATCGGTCATTAGGTAAAGCGACGAGCAAGGTTGAATTGTCAACCAATATTAATAACAATAGTATTAATGATGATATATTAGAAGTTGAATATGATCAATTGATAGAAGGTAATCAAGAAGATTAATTTTTGTCCAATGTAAGTTATTGCTTATTTTCTTACATTCAAATCATTGAAATAACTATCTTTATTGGGTTTGTCGTGATATACTTAGTTTAACTAAAAAACTTACATTCAATTCCTTGATTTATAAGGGTTGAAGAGGAGGTATATCATGACAACGACTAATCAAATTAAAGACGTGCAACCTATTAGAGACAAGGAATTATTAGATGATATGAAACAATCATTAAAAAGATGGTGTGGACAGCGTGACTATATCCTATTCCTTATAGGTATCAATACAGGCTTACGCATAGGTGATTTGTTAAAGCTAAAGGGTAATGACCTATATAAGAAGAGACGTATTATTATCAAGGAAGGTAAGACTGATAAGCCTAGAACATTAAACCTTAGTAATATATATGATGAGATACAAGACTATATCCAGCAGAATGAAAGTGTATGGATGTTCCCAAGTCGTAAAGGTGATAAGCCTATCACTACTACTCAAGCATACAGACAGTTTAATAAGGCAGCTGACATGTGTGATATAGATGAGGGAATAGGTACACATACAATGCGTAAGACGTTTGGCTATTGGTTCTATAAACAAACTAAAGATGTTGCTAAGCTTCAAACAATTCTTAATCATAGTCATCCTAATATAACTTTAAAATACATTGGTATAACTGATGAAGAGATAGAAAAAGAATTGAATAATTTTGTATTATAGATCATCAATCGATGGTCTATTTTTATTGGATAAATAAGGGGTGGGGGGGGGTACCTTTCTGTTTTGGAATTGGTGAAAAACCCTACAACTAGCTATACAATTTTTATTATAAATTTACAAGTCTGGATAATAGTAATTCCATCTTAGAGTTTAATGAGAATTTTATCTGCTACTTTATTAACATCTAAAATGTATTAATTTGTAAAAAACGCCAATATCATAGTGAAAATTATAAAAGTCCATCCATAAGGATGGAGGAAAATTGCAGTAAGAATTTGTAAGTTAGGGGAGTTCATTTCTTTTTGATTACAGTTATATATAACTCTGTTTAATATAGAAAGATTACTATACTTTGGTTGATCTGTGAGACCGTTTTGCTCTAAGTAATCGTATAAGAAAAACGCTATTATTCCCCATATTGCTAAAAAAGCTAAAATTATCATAGTTTTTAAATGCTCCTCGATTTATGTATTGGTTATATATTAATATTCGACACTAAGTTACTAAATCCTTCAAAAACTTTACAAAAATATTTTATTAATCACGTAATTGCAAATGAATTTTAAAAACAAAATTTACAAGTTTGGAGGTGAACACTATAACAGACATTATTAATACTAAAGAAAATGTTAAATTGTTAAAACAATATTTATATAAAGATGCAATCAATCGCAACATGTCACATAATCAAGCAGTCGAATTTGTAGATAGGTTGGTAAAGGAACATAAGAATAACTTATTTGGTAAGAATTCATTAGCCTATTCACTAGGTAAGCGGTCAATTGTCTTCTATTGTTTATTTTACTTACAGGATTTCTTTATTCCAAAAGAAAATAACCAAGCTAGACCATTGGCATCTGTCCATTATCAAGTATGGCAAGAGTTAGAAGATATCTTTATACATAATAAGATTGATAAAATTGAATTTATACTTCCCAGAGGTTGTGCTAAAACAACTATCATCGATATGGCTTTAAGTTGCTGGCTGCATTGTTATCAAATAAGTTATTTTTCTATTATTTTAGCAAATAGGGAACTCGATGCTACAAATTTTGTTGATCAAACTAAGAAAGCATTAAGAAATCCTTATATTGTAAATACATTTGGTGAATTAATCAATCCTCGAAAAAGAACAGTGAATAAGTTGGAATTAGAATTAGATAACGATACAAAAATAGCAGCATATAGTTCTGGATCATCTGTTCGTGGTGCTTCTTATATTTCTCCAAAAGGGATATTCCGACCTATGGTTTATTTAGCCGATGATTACATTTCCGAAGCGGATATATTAACCGATGATAGTAAACAAAAGAAATATCAAAAGTGGTTAAAGGAAGTTGAGGAAGGTGGAGACTCAGCAGTCATACGTGATGGTAAATTAATTAAACCTGCTACAAAGTTTCTAGTTTTAGGCACCCCATTAGCTACTGGTGACTTCATAGATCAAATTAGAAATAATCCTGAATACAAATTGTTTCATAAGTCTGTAGTGGACTTTGATATAGATGAGTATTTTGATAATAATACATATTGGCAAGAGTTTAAAGCGATTTACTTTGATGATAAGAGAGAAGATGCTTTAGCTGATGCAAAACAATACTATTTAGATAATCAATCTCATATGGAATTTAAAACAATATGGAATAGGTACGACTGCTTTAATTTAGGTATCAAGTATTTTGGTAAACGTTTAGCATTCATGCAGGAATTAATGTGCAATGTTGAGAATATTGGTGATAAGTGGTTTAAGTCTAATGTCGTTAAGCCTAAAGAAGAAATAGAAGATCATTTATTCACTAAAACGATGCTCGCTATTGATACGGCTGGTGTTAAAAATAAAGACAAGAAGCGATCAGATAGTTTTTCATTTGTTGTTGGATCTCTTTCGGATAACAACTTTAAATATGTACGTAGCGCTCAATTAAGAAAATTCAATGAGTTTAATGAATATATCAATCATGTTATCGATTTGTTAAAAGGGCATGATGATATTACTCACGTCTATATTGAGAAAAATACATATAACGGTTTAGATGTAGATTCAATTGAAACAGAAATACAAAAGGATGCAACTTTATCTAATCGTAAGATTACTTTCATTAACGAGATGCAAAGGAAGAATAAAGATGACAAGATTTCTACTATTGTATCTGATGTAAATAATGGACGTATTATATTTTGTGATGAAAGAGTAGAAAAGCCGTTTCTTGAACAAGTTATGGATTTCTCAGGACAACAATTCAGTTTACATGATGATGCAGCAGACGTATTAAGTGAATTTGCTAATCGAATTGATGAAATAGAAATAATAAAAAATATTAAGACCGTCCCTAGAGGATGGCTTTTTTAATGGGGTGAAAGTTTGGTAAAAGATGAACTTATATTAAAATTATTAAAAGAATTAGATAAGCAAAGACCAAAGTATACTAAGTTGCTCAATTACTATGAGGGTAAGCATAAAATTTTATATGACAAGGCTAAAGTTGATGAAACAAGAGCAGATGAACGTGCTTTCTTTAATTATTGCAGGAAAACGGTACAAAACTATACTGGTTATTTATTAGGCAAAGCAATTAATTATACTTCTAGAAGTAACGATAAAGAATTCCTTAATACGATTGAATTATATTTTAGCCACTGGGAGAAAAGTCATAATATAAGCTTGAAACAGCAAACTGAAATATTCGGTCACGCTTTTGAAGTTTCATTTGTTAATACAGATGGACAGTTTCAAAGTACATATTTTAATCCTCTTGAAATGATCGCTCTACATGATGGATCAATTGATCGTAATATTAGTGTTGGTGTAAGGAAGTACAAAGTTGAATACGATGATACCGAATATGTTGATGTATGGGATAGCGATGAATATTGTAGATATACTTTAAATGGGCAAGTATTAAAGTTAATCGAACAGAAAACACACTTCTTTTCTAATTGTCCAGTAACTGAGGTTGCTAATAATGACAGTAAGAAGAGCGCATTTGAAGATATTATCCCAATTGTAGACATCTATAATAGAATACAATCGACAGCAGCAAATGAAATTGAGGATCATAGACAAGCCTATCTTGTTATTGAAAATGCTGATTTAACACAAGAAGCAGCACAAAAAATGAAAGAGAATGGTATCATTTTAACTCCTGCTGGTGCAAAAGTTTATTGGGCAACTAAAACTGGGAACGGTTCATTCGTTAAGGATATGTTAAAGGATTGGCAAGATGAGATATACATACAAACTAATCAAGTAAATTTAAATGAAAACTTTTCTAGTAACACAAGTGGTGTAAGTATTCGTTTGAAGTTACAAGAATTAGAGAATATTAGTGCCATTAAAGAATCTATATTTGAAAAAACATTAAAGAAACGCCTTAAATTGTTCTGTGAATGGCTAGATAAAGCTAAGAATAAGCAGTACGATTGGCGCGATATTCAAGTGTCATTTACGAGAAATGTGCCAGTCGATGAGGCATCTATTGTTACTATGGTTAAAGAATTACAGGGAATCCTGCCTAATGAAGAATTAATTTCATGGTTGCCTAGGGTTACAAATCCACCTGTATCTATTGAGAGATTAAAAGAGGAAAAAGACTCCTATGGTTTAGACAATACTGGCCAAGGATTATTAGATGATGAATAAAGAGCAGAAAGAGTTTCTTAAACTTATAGAAGATACATTTAATGTCTCTGAAAAAGATCACAAAGGAATTCTTAAAAAGTACCGTCAATCTAGGAATAATGTCAAACAATTCATAGCTAATTTATACATGGATTATGGTGTTGATGGCTCAATTGATTATGCAGAATTACAAAAGTATAATCGCATGAATAAGTTAGAAGAAATGTTGAAAGAACAGGGTAGGGAAATTGTAAAGGAAGAAAGAAAAATACTCCCTGCTGTTTTAGCAACTGCATATGCAGCAACTTACTATAAATCGGCTTATCAAATAGAACAAACTATACAGGTAGGTATTAATTTTAAACTATTAAAACCTGAGTTTGTAAAAGAGGCGGTAAACTTTGATTGGTCTGGTGTGCCATTTAGTCAGCGTATTTGGGATAACCAAGATAAACTAGTTAAGTCGTTGCGTACTGAAATCGTGAGAGGTATTCGTGACGGGGAATCTATAGATAAGGTAAGTAGGCGAATTAATAAGCAGTTTAATGCAAAGGCTTATGAATCACAAAGATTAGCAAGAACAGAGACCGCTAGGGTAATTCAACAAGCACAGGATAAGATTTACAAGGATAGTGGAGTACTAGAACAAGTTCAATATTTGGCTACTTTAGAGGAGAACACTTGTGAAGAATGTGAGGATTTAGATCAAGAGGTTTATGGGATCGATGAAAATAAACCTTCCATACCAAGACACCCAAATTGTCGTTGTACATATATTCCATACTTTGGAAACTATCAAAATGAAAAGCGTAAGGACAATGAGACAAAAGAAATCATAGCCAATGTTAGTTATTCAAAATGGGCAAAAGATAAAGGAATTAACTAAGTCACTGTTTTAGTGGCTTTTTTATTTGTCCTAAATATGACGGTAAACTATTTAAACACAAAATATAAGCACATTATGGCTCGTACATGATGGACTTTGGAGGTAGAGTAAATGAATTTAGAAGAAATTAAGCAATATCTAGAAAGTAACAAAGAAAACGAGGAAGTTAAAGCATACATTGAGGGGTTATCTAGTGTGACACCTGATGGAGTAACTAACTATCTTGAAACTGAAGAAGGTAAAAAACTTCTACAACCTAAATTAGACTCTTATTTTAACAAAGGCTTAGAAACGTTTAAGCAAAAATCTATGCCTAAGTTAATTGATGAGGAAATTAAGACTCGTTTTCCAGAAAAAGATGAGAAGGATATTGAATTGGAAAAGATTCGTTCTGAGTTACAAACGATTCGATCAGAAAAGCAACGTGAATCTTTGACAAACAAGGCTATTAAACTAGCTAATGAACAGAAACTTCCAATTGATTTAGTAGACTATTTCATCGGTGAAGATGAGGACAAAACTACTCAAAATTTAACTAAGTTAAAAGAGGTATTTGATACACATCTTCAATCGGCAGTAGATGAGAAATTAAAAGCTGGTGGTACTAATCTCCAAGGTGGTACTCAACCAAAAACATTTACAAGAGAGCAAATTAGTAGTATGTCACATCAAGAAGTTTCAGAAAATTGGGAAGCTGTCCAAGAGTCGTTAAAAAGCAGTAAATAGGTAACAAAAAACTAAAATATGAAAAGGTTAAGGTGATTATTAATGTCAGTAAACACATTTATTAAAACGGTTTGGGAAGCACGTCTATTAGCGAATTATTCTAAAGCATCAATTGCGGAAGTTATTACAACTCCTCCAACGACAATTGAAGGTAAGACAATGAAATTTAATAAAGCTGGTGCAGTTGATGTGAAAGACTACACAGGTACAGTAGTTTGGGATGAAATTGACACAACAGATGTTGATTTAAATATGGATCAACAAAAATACTTTGCTTTCACATTGAATGATGTAGATGCAGTTCAAGCAGCAGGTGATCTAGTTGATGCTCATGTTACGAATGCTTCTAGTGGCGTCCAAGTGGAAACGGATTCGTATGTATTGGGACTATATACTGATGCGCATGCTGATAACACAATCGGTACCGATGCAGCACCAGAAACAATAAGTAAGACTAACGTATATGATTATATCGTTGACTTAGGGACTAAGTTAAATAAAAAGAAAGCACCTAAAACTGATCGATATGTAACTATCAACTCAGATGTATTAGGATTACTTTCTAAAGATGATCGTTTTACCCGTCAGCCTATTGTTCTTGAAAATGGTATTGTTGAAGGACAGAAGATTAATGGCTTACAAGTTGTTGTCTCGGAGGAATTAAGTGAAGTAGACGGCAAGTTACATATTGTTGCTAACCACAAAGGTGCTATTGGTTTTGGAAAGCAGATTGATCAAATGGAAGCCTTACGCTTAGAGTCAAAAATGGCTGATGGTGTTCGTGGATTAACTGTATTCGGCGGTAGCGTAATTCGCCCTGAAGGTGTAGCAGTATTAGTCGCTACAATTGGACAATAAAACTATTTAAAAGGGGTAGGGTATTATCTCTACCCCTTCTTTTTCAGAATGAGGTGAATTATAATTGTATGGAAAAATAGTATCTTCTAACGGTTTCATAACAATGCCAGAGAATGAAGATGAAATAGAAATAAAGCTAGATAAAACAGTTCATTTCTTCTCTTTCATTTCTGATCTTACATGTTTAATTTATTTAAATGGCGATTCAGATGGAATTGTGGTGTTTGGCAACATTGAATCACCTATAACATTAAAAGATATCCCAGTTTGGAAATTAAAGGTGAAAAGAGATCAGATAGGTGGAGAAATGCACTTTAATTATTATGGTATGTATTAAAAGGAGTGATTGAATGTTATATAAAAATATTGAGACAGGTATTGTTTGGGAAATTAAAAGCGATGCGCATATTACTAGGTGTGAGAAGGATTCAAATTATGAAAAAGTTGAAGTAAAAAAAGAAACGCCTAAGAAAACAAATCCAACTAAAACGTCTCCTAAAAAGGCTACTACTTCAACAGAAAAGTAGGTGAAACAAATGGCAGAATTAGAAAATATAAAAGCTTTGCTTGGAATCGATGAATCAGATACCAGTAAAGATGGTGTAATCAATTTGTATATCTCGAGAGCTACAAATTATACGAAAAATTATTTGAAAGTTGAGGAAATACCACCTGCGTTAACAGATGTAATTGAAGATATTGCAATTTTTAAATACAAGCAAAAAGGTATTGAAAATATCAAATCTGAGGGTAAAGGTTCATTATCTGAAACATATATGGAATCCATTTCCGATGATATTATTAATCAATTAAACTCACATCGAAAGGTTAGAGTTTTATGAGATTAACTAAAATGATGTATGTAATTGATGAGAGTGAAACTGAAATAATCGATTGGACTCCATTAGGTCAGCCTATCTATGGTGATATGGTAATTCTTTATCATCCTATTCCATGCGAAATAGAACCGTTTTCAGCTGGTTTAGCGGAGTATCGGTATGGAGTATTTGCTGATATAACACATAGAGCATTTACTGAACCAAGTGATTATTTAACACTACTTGAATCAGTTAGATATGATGGTGAAGATAATTATAAAATCACTCAGGTTATGAGATATGATAAGCACTTTGAAGTTTTAATTAAAAAGGGTTGATTATAGATGGCAAAGTCCAAATTTAAACAAGCAAAAAAAGAAATGAGAAAAAGACGTGAGACAGTCGCTAAAACTGTAGCACTATTTGCTGAAGCTGAATCTAAGATAAGAACTCCTGTTAAAACTGGTAATCTAAGAAGAGGCATTACACATGAAATTCAACATGAGGACGATAGATCAATAGCAGTCGTTGGTTCAAACGTTGAGTATGATGCGGTAATAGAACTTGGTAGTGAGGTTCAAAATATCCAAGCACAGCCACACCATCGACCAGCAATTACTGAAAATATAGGCAGACTCAATAAAATGATTAATGATGGGCTGAATTTAAAATGATGATCGTAACAGTTTTAAACTATTTGAAGGCAGATGAAGAACTGGTTGAGATGTTAAATCATAATCCAGAGCATCATAAAATTACTGCATACAGTTCATTTGATAAAAATGCTTATTCATACATTGTTGTTAAATTAGTACCTGTCAATTTGGACACTATGATAGGTCAATATGAATGTGAAGTAAGGATTGTAACTGATGATGATTTGCTAGTAGAACCATTAACAACGAAAGTTAATAACCTTCTACATTTCGGCAATAAAGCAGGATTCCAATTAAAAAATGAAACGTTATTCTACTCCACATTTACAGGGAGTAGTTTTTTGTTTGATCAAGAAAAGCATGTATTTGAGCAAGTATTAATATTTAATATGAAATTTAAACGAAAAGGATGATTGTAAATGGCAGATGCTCAAGAGATTTTGTTTGGTACAGGTGATTTATTTGTAGTACCAGAAGAAGTTGATTTAGAAGTTGATACACAAGAAGTAATTGATGCGGCATTAGTAAAAGTGGGGGAATCAAGTGGTGAAGCTACTCTTGCTGTCGAATACGAATTTGCTGATGTTCGAGGCGGTACGGCAAATCAAATAATGAAAAGTGTAATGACTTCTGAGACTATTTCATTTTCGGCAGGAATTGTTACCTATGATTTAGATAAAATTGGTGAATTTGTTGCAGGAGAATATTCTGAAGATGAAACGGAGCGTAAACTTAAATTAGGTGGTGGCTTTAAGGTTCCTGTTAAGCGATTACGTTTTGTTCATACAAAAGATGATGGTAAGAAAATCATGATGGATATGCATAAAGCACAAAACCGTGCAGGCTTAGAATGGATATTTAACGTAGAGGAACAAACTAATTTCGAATATGAATTTACGCTAATGAAAGATCCAAATGTAGATAATATTGTAACGATTACAGAAGAAATTTAAATTTATACATAAGTAGAGGTGTCTCAATGGAGATGCCTTTTTTTATTAACAAAATATGAAGGAGTGATATATAAATGGTGCAAATTGATTTATCAAAAGTAGTAAAAGAGCCATTAGAATTAAAATTTTCGGAAGGTGATACGTTTGTTATTCCTACTGAACCGAATTTAGAAATGACATATCAGATGGCAGACTTTGAAGGCAAGATGAATGATGCAAAAACAAGTAGAGATAAATTAGATTTATTTGTTGAAGCAACATTATTAATTTTAAAACAAGATAAAAGCAAAAAAATAGATGATAAATTCGTGAAAGAAAACCTTTCACTAAAACAAATGGAACAGGTATTTCAAATTTATCAAAATCAAATTATGGAAAACCATGATAACCCAAACTAAAAAAGCCGTATTACCCATCCAAAGGTACTAAAAAGAATCAAAAAAATGGGGGTATGGCTTCTGCATTTGAGTTATTGAGTGATGTTACTTACTTGTCCAGAAAAATGCACATAAGTCCTAATGACATTTGGGAATTACCACATAGTCATTTTTTAGCATACGTAAGACATAATTGGATATTCGACCTACAAGAGACGGAAGAAGGAAGAGAATATCTTGAAAAAGCCGAACGTTACCAGAATCCACGTACGAAAGCAGATATAAGTGCTATTCGTTCATTTGGTGGATATTCGGGCGAAAAGGCAGGTGAAAAATAAATGCCAAGTTTTAATTTAGGTACATACGGTGCTGAGATTGTATTAGATGATTCTCAGTTTAACAAAGGTTTAAATAATGCTGAAAAAAATATAGGTAAAACTGAAAAGACAACACAATCATTTGGTAAAAAAGCAGGAAAAGTTGCATTAGGTGCGGTTGCTGGATTATCTACTGCATTAATAAGTGCAGGTGCAGCAGGGATCGGTATGGCTAATAAGTTTGCTGAAACAGCGGATAAAGTTGATAAAACCTCACAAAAAATGGGGATTTCAACAGATGCATATCAGGAACTTGAATTTGCACTTGGTCAAGTTGGTGTATCTGGACAAACTATGGAGAAATCTGTAGGCAGGTTAAACCAACGTTTAGGAGATACAAAGGATAATGAAAAATATCGTACTGCAATTCAAAATTTAGGTATCGCTACTGAGGATGCTAGTGGTAAGACACGAAATGCTGATGATGTGTTCATGGAGTCCGTTCAAGCTTTACACGAAATGGAAGACAGTACACAACAAGCAGCAATGGCTCAAGAAATATTCGGTACTAAAACTGCACGAGAGTTAATGCCAGCTATTACGGCAGGCGGAGATGCGATTGCAGGATTGCGTGGTGAAGCACATGAATTAGGCGCGGTTATTAGTGAAGATGGTATAAGTTCAGGTGTACTTTGGACTGATACTATGGATAAAATGAAAAATATGATGTCTGGTGTATTCAATACATTAGCACAACAGTTGTTACCTACTTTTCAAGGATTGTTAGATTGGATAATGGCTCATATGCCACAAATTCAAGCGACGATGCAAACTGTTTTTGATGTTATTGGAACTATCTTTGGGACTTTCATAAGTGTGATCGGTACTGTTATTACGTGGTTGAAAACATGGTTCCAAAATAATCAAGAAACCATTGACAATATTAAATTAGGTTTTCAGAACTTTGTGGAAATTATAACTGATTTAATTCAAGGATTTGTTGATTTGGCTATTGCTATATGGAAAAAATATGGTGATACTATTTTGAGTTTCTTGACTACAACTTTTGAAAATATTAAAAAGGTTGTTAGTGGAGCTTTAGACATCGTTAAAGGTATTATTAAAACTGTAACAGGTTTCATTACTGGTGATTGGGATAAAGCTTGGGAAGGTATCAAAGATATATTTAGTGGCATTTGGAAAATTATTGGTGGCATTGTAGGTCAAGCAATAAATATAGTTAAAACCTATATTAAGTTAGGCATGGATAATGTTTCTGGTAAGGTTTCTAATGTTTTAGATGGTATTAAAGGGTTCTTTTCTTCAGCTTGGGACAAGGTTACAAGTGGTACAAATAAATTTAAAGATACATTTTTGTCTATATGGGATAAAATTAAAACAGGTATCAAAAATGTAGTAAGTCCTATTATCGGTTTTATAAATGGCATAATTGGTGGAATAGAATCAATGGTGAATGCTGTTTCTAAAGCGATTAATAAATTACCTAGTTTTGATATTCCAGACTGGGTTCCTAATTTTGGTGGTGGTACTTTTGGTATACCTCATATGCCATCAATTTCTATTCCTAAAATCCCTTCATTAGCTACTGGTGGAGTTGCTAGTCAACCTACATTGGCTCAAATTGGTGATGCAGGAGTGGGTAATCCTGAGATAGTTGCTCCTAAGAAAATGTTAACTGATATATTTTCAGATGTATTAAAAAGAAATCAATCAAATAAAAAAGAAACTAACCAAAACAATGTAATCAACGTCAATGTTGAAATGCATGGAGTAAATAATCAGAAAGATTTTTATGCAGAATTAAACCAAGGTATGCAAAGTTTGGGTGTACAGTTTAAACGTTAACACATTTGACCTCAATCATATAAAAGAACGATTTGCAATATTTGTTTCAATTACATAAAAATATCTATCATAAAACTAAAAGCCTCTACTCACTGTAAAAAGTGGTTAGGGGCTTTTTTTTACTTTACATTCCATTTAGCAATAAGATCAGTTGTGTAGCCACTTTCTGATTTATGATAACTCACTTCACTAATTGTTATATCTCTATCATACATATACATATAACTTCCACTTCTTTTTTCGCCTTCGTAAAGATAGCCAGCGTCATCAAAATTCATTGAATATCCAAGCTTATTAAATTCCTCTTCAAGTTCACTTTCTTCAAGTTTGAATTTTAATGAACCAGGTTTTTCTAAAGGTTCTTCAGATTTATTATGAACTTCAAAGTAAGCTTGCACACCTCCCGATACATACTCTAACTTTTGTATAGTTACCTCAATTTCCTCATTCGAAAATGTTTCACCCAATGCTAGAGTGGAGACTTCTCCATTTGTTTCGTTATTTTCAGCAACCTCTTTTGAATCATCTGTTTCCTCTGCAACCATCGACTCTAATTCTACAATTCTCTGTTCTTTTGATTCTAAGGTTTTAGTTTGTTCTTCAATTGTTTTTTCTAATTCGTTAATTATTTCCGTTTGATCAGTTGAAGACTCTACAGTTTCATCATTGGAGCAAGCAACTAAAAATAATAACAAAAATAGACATACTAATTTTTTCAAATAACCCCTCCTATAAAAATTTCTTCTTATCCAACAATTTTATCGCATTTTAATAGTAATTGTACCAACCTTCTCATGTCAGGTGATCCTTGTTCTGTGAATGTTCCTATTCCCTCTATATGTACGGTATTTGGCCTAGAATTATCTTCCTTCGCGATGTATTTGTTTTCCACTACAGTATCATCTCCTTAAATTTGCTTGTACATTGTTAACAATACTATAACACGAAAGATCTTATACAAAAGGTATCGTATGTTTAACCTTTGTACTCGTAAAAGTCACTATATTTAACCCCTAATAATTACGTAAGTTGAAAAAGTTGTGGGATAGTTGGATATGTTCTCGCATTGCACCAATTGCTCAAGGGGTTTTAAGAAATTCCCATATACTCAATAATATATTTTTTATCATATTCTGATTGTTTTATATAAGATCCAATTAAACTTATAATTTTCATTTTATTACCAATTATATTAATTCGACATTATGCTACAAAACCTTCATTATTATATTGTTAAAACCCACGATTTGATGTTTTTCTTTTATTCCTTGGATTAGATTTAATATGACTTTGTATGCTATTCACGCTTTTCTTAATAGCCTTATTGTCGTCTATGACAAATTCTAACGAATTTTTTAATGAATTTTGAAACGATTCTTCCTTATATTGTTGTAGATCAGTTTTTTGATTAAAGTATGTACTATAAAACAAACTTAGTGTAGCAAGTACTACCCCAATTATTGAAAAGCTATCCATTGTAAGAGATACTCCACTTTGGAAATGATAGAATAAGAACAAGCATAATAAAATTAAACTTGATATTGTACCTGTTAAAGAGAAGGTTATATTGATTTTCTTTAATAAAGGTACTCTCATGTATTTTTTAATTGATTTAAACTTATCGAAATAAAAAAAGTCAAACTTAAAGAGTCCAACATAAATCAATGCTATGATGTAAGTAATAACATATGTATGATACAAAGTTAAAACCCATACAATTTTGTGTTCTATATCAATATTGAAATAAACGCCAAAAAATGAAAATGGTATTAATAGCATGAACATTAAGAAAACTGCATATAAAAAGAAGTGTGCTAGTTCTGATAATCTTATATAGAACTTTGATAATTGTATTTTTTTAATGTAAATCTTCAT